ACCTTCACCGTGCCGTCCATGCAGGCATATACCGCCGTGCCGGGCATGATGCCGTAGTCAATGCCCTTATGGCGCTGGTCACCGCCATAGAGAGCTGGATTGAGATTGTTGAAGACCTGCGTCACTGGCGCGGTCGGGATGGTTGGAAAAACTACATTCATGCCTGCCTCCGAGATAGAGCACGTTCGAAAACGTGCGCAATTTGTTCTTTGATGTTGGGGTCTCTGCGAAGCGTTGAGATTGCCAGCGTGATAAAAAACTTTGCCTCAATCATGTCCGCCGCCTCATCGCTTATTGGCGGGGTTTCTGCAAGCAGGGTGTCTAAAAAGCTAAGAGCCGTTGCCAGAAGGGAGATTGCCGCCGTTTTCAGCATTTGAAATAACTCTCAGGTTGGGATCAATGATGGTGAGGACCTCTTGCAAGGTAATCGGTAATCGTGGGGCATGGCTTCCGACCTCGGTTGCCATTTGCAGGATAGCTGCAAGATTGCCTCCGTGATCACGCTGACCAAGATAGAACTGTGCCGGCAAGCGGACAGACCAATAATGCGACTGCGCTGCCTCGAACTCAGCCCGACTGACTTTGGGGAGTTTATCAAGTGCGGCGAGTAGGTGCTCAACTTCCTTGATGCGCCCTTCAATCATGATTTCGAGTGCAAGTGCCTTGCGCTTTGCCTTTGCTGCCAAAACCTTTAGTCGTTCAGCCTGGATGCCGGTTGCTTTTTCTAATGACCCCTCGTACTCCTGTGCTTCTAGCTCTGCAAGGCGCATGTCGTCGTGACTGTCTCCGATGCTGAACATAAGTGCGTACAATTCGTCGAGTACCTGCTTGCGTTGGGTCTCTGGCGTCGAGTGCTGACCGATAACGAAATGGTCTAATACATAATTGGAGCGAGGTTGCCCCATCTCACGCATCTCGTCCATGAGCGCCTGGATGGAATTGAGGGGTTTTGAAATTTCTTCTTTCATGTTGTTGTTCTCCTGTTTATTATGAAAATGTTCCGTTTGAGCCTTGCGCTCCGTCAGTCAATCCGACTACTAATTGAGCCGATGTTGAAAACGTCTCGGTTGGGGCATCGAGTTTGTATCCCTGCGATCTTGGTGCAGTAGCCGATCCTGCGATATAAGCTGTGGTCAACCCGTCTGTTGCTGACATCGACATCGAGCTTGCCCCTGACGGGAACGATGCGACGGTTGCTTGTGCTCCTGTTGCGTAAACGATTTTGTTGCATGCCGCATCATTAGCGTTGTAGCCGGCTGATGCAGCGAATGAAGTTGACGAGTAAGTGTTTACTGCTGCGGGCAAAGCCCCAGCGCCATTAGCAGACACCGCCCCTGTTGCAATAACGATTTTGTCGCAAGTAGCAGCAGTCCCGCCTCTGACATAAGAGTTTGTGCCGTCTGACAGTTGCGTTTGGTATGACCTTGCACTTGTAAGCGGAGTGCTGGCGATAGTGGTCATTGTCGCGTAAGTACACATATCTACTGTTGTAGATACCGATCCACCGGCAACGTATCCTTTTGTCGCCCCTGATCCAGACGGAGAAAGGTGCTGACGAACTGAGGTTATGTTTGCCGTTGAAACCAAAGATGTAGTCTCTGACGCAAAAGGCATATAAAATGCCGTTGCCACAACCGACACAGACAAGCCGCCTATCGCAAAAGCCCCGTAAGTAGAATACGTCAGACCTGCGCTCTGATAATTCGGAGTTGGCAGGTTAGCAGTACCCACCGTTGACCATGCTGCGACGGTCATGTTCATTTTTTGGACAACCGCCGACGCTGATCCCGTATCGCCGCCTAATGCGTAACCATTTGATCCGGTCACGACTTGGTTGAAATTTTGGACAAGCATAGCGTACACCTGCCCTTCTGATCCTCCTGCCTTAGCGGACAGAGCAACCGCAAACGCGCCAGATTCGAAGAAGTATCCGACGCCCTTTGCCTTGCCTACCGTTGTCGATGAGGCTAGGAATTGACCACGAGCCACCGCAGCCGATGTGCAGTTTACGCTCACAATAGTGCCAGGTCGGAGATAGACGATACCCGCTCCGTTATTCGGGATTGCTTGGGCAGCAATGCCGGCGACACGCAGGTCGGATGGAATGGTTGATGTTTTGAATGACAGATCGTTCGCGTCGTCAAAAACGACAATATCGCCAGCGTTCACGCCTGCGCCTGATTTGTTGGTCATAACCGCCTCGGACGACGATGAGACCACGAGCCAATAAGTGCCGTTGTATCTCAACGTCAGCTCTCCAACGGTATCGAGTGCCGTGTGTTGACCGTTTGGCGTCTGGATGTTTCCCGCCGCATGCCGAACGCGAACAATGCGACCAGCGTTGACCCCTTGAAGGGTAATCACGTCGCCGTCTGCGCCTCCGTTGATGGTGTCGAGGTCGTCGTAGGCTGCGGACGCCTCGGTGTCAACCTTGTAATGTCCCTCGCCGGAAGCGGGAGAGACCGTGATTGCTCCACTGGAAATGGATTTATCAGAGCCGGCTACCTGCACGATGCGGATAGCGTCCTTGACTACATTGTTATACAGTTGAGGCGTCGCTTGCGTTGAGCCTACTGCCGGGATGGTGGAAGAATTGGGCATATAAAATCCTTATCCTATGGTGAGTTCGTACTCAAAAGTCAGATCGACCGCGCCGCCGCTGTTGTCGTAGGATTGCAGATAGTGAGAAAACAGAGCGCCGGTATTGAGGGTGGCAGTTGCCAGCGAGCCGCCGAAAACTCCACACTCTGTAATGGCGAAGCTGCTTTCGGACGCTAGGTAAAACGCTCCAAATGAGATTACATTTCCAAGCCGGGTTTTAGACGTCCATAGTTTTCGGGACGCCTCCGTGTTCAAGGCGGTGTCGCTGACAGTTGGTGTCGTGTTATCGGTCCCGATTGCATGGTAGGTGAGACCCACCGCTTCGACGTCAATCAGTACGTCTCCTACTAGCTCTTTGCCGGATGTGACAATCAGATTTTTTTTGGTGTCTGTGAAAACCGCAAGGTCTCCGTAGAGACTGTGAATTTCAAAGATTGACAAGCCGCGGGATAAATGAAGTTCAAGGACCCCGCGAGGAAAAGCTCGCATTGTAGATTGACCCGAAAGGCGAAAAATGTCATTTGACATGAATTACTCCGTTCTTGTCTGCCATTCCCGCAAGCTGAAGCAGAACAAGCAGCAGCTCGTCTTTTTGCTGGGCGTTCAGTTGAGAAAAGGTTTTGCCATTGTGCTTTTTAAGTTTGTTTCTGCCGTCAGCGATTTTTTCGCTAGAGACTTTGTAGCGATTAGGATTTTTTTTATCTTTCGTTACGCTCATGGTGCCTCCACGGAGTAAATAACCGCTTGCGCCGTTCCCACTTCAACAACAATCGTCACGCCGGGAGTGTCGCAAGTCAGTTCAATTTGGTTTTTGCCGTCGCTGTCAAGGGTTAGGGTGTCAGCCGCCGCGTTGACAGCGAACGTAATTTCAGCAAGCGGAGTGCCGGTGAATTCAATGCGTGCCGCGTTTTCGCCATTTGCCAATAGAAGCTGTTCGGAGGGTGTGAGAATTACGGGCACGTTTGGAATATCTGCCAGAGCCGGAACATTTCCGGCATTGATCCATGAAAGCACGTCCTGATAATCTCGGTTGTTCGGGTCGGCTGGGATGATTGCGCCGTCCGAGATCCGTTTGATTGCGTCTGATAAGTGAATTAATTGATACATTAGAGCCTCGCGTCTGCGATTAGGTGGATGTCAAGCGGGTTGCCGACTGCGGTCGATGCGTTGCCAGTAGCCACGATAGCGATTGTGTCGGAGTTTGTGACGCCAGCAGTTACACCAGTGGAGGAACAGTCTGCCGCGGCTACACTGTCACGAGCCTGCGCATTTGTGTTCGATGGGTTGTAGAAAGTGACCGTCGGCGTTGCCCTCATTGACACTGGAAGCCGGAGGGTTGCGTACTCCAATAAAGCGCCAGCTTTCCCGGCTATGAAGCGGAACGCGCCTGTAAGACCCGCGTTTTGCGCCGGAGCTGTCGTGAGCGGGAATGTCTTGTAAAAGTAGCGCCAGCAGCGCAATAACTGGATGCCAAGAGGGACGAATTCGAAGTCGGTCGCCGTTGTTCCGAGTTCTACTTGCAAGCCGGTGATTGTTATGTAGTTATTGATTGTGCCGGCAAGGTTTGTCTGTCCGGCTGCCCGGTTTGCGTCAGCGAAAGCCGCCCACGCAGCCGGCAAGGTGCCGACCGTGTAAGTCGAGCCGGCGCCAAAGTAGATAGTGAGCTGCATGGAGTAATTTGCGTCATTGTCAAATGCGCCGGTGGTATCCGCTGCAAAAGTGATTGTTTTCTTTTCCCATGTCTCCGCCGAGTTGACTGAAAAAGATTTGCATGTGTGCCGGCTGTTGTCGTTATCGAAAAGCTCTACCGCAAACGTGCCGGTAATTTTCGCCTTGACCCAAAAAGATACCGTCAGTTGTTGCGCCGAAGATGTGCCTTTACGAATACGCTGAAGGTCCTGCCCTTCGAAACGCATGGATACAGACGCAATATCCGAGGACGACGGAGCAGCGTCAGGAGTTGTGCATAGGAATTTCATCGAGTTACGGAAGCCGTAACCGGTCGGCACGTCGGTATCTTGGGTGACTGTCCACGTGCCAAGAGAGGATAGATTGAAACGGAATTGATCAACCGGGCAAAATGTATCCGCCGAAACAGATCCAGAAGATGTCCCATTTTGGGAAATTCGCATGTCGCCGTTTATGGCTAGGTTTTTGAAAAAGCCCGATGCAGCCACAAGGGCGCTGATAGATGTCGTGTGACCGCCGACGGTGGATGTCAAAGATGCGAGATCCGCGAGAATGTCGTCGATGTCACCCTCAATATTCGTGATGAATGACTGCGTCGCCAGCCAGTCACGTAATACGGAGACCGGGATTTGTTCGACCGATGGTGTGGTAGTCGGATTGACAACACCATAAATCCTCTCGTCGCCAGTGAGCGTAGCCGAGACAGGTTGATCGGTGAGTTTTTGGAACGTGGAAGGTGTGGTCATTTGCAGAAAATCCTTATGGTTGGAACGCTCCGAAGCCCCAAACGAAGGCTACTTCGGGATCGTCCGAAAAATAATACGGTCCAGTGGATGTTGATTGGTCACTTGTCTCGGAAAGCGAGAGACTGTCTGACCATTGGTACACCTCGTCTAATACCTCGTCGTCACGCCATCCGACACGAGGCTTTGCATTACGATTTACAGTCAAAATGAAGTCAATCAAGTCGGCGTTGTAAGTTCCGAGATCGATTGTGTGTGTAGTTTTGCCGTCAATAAATATTTTTGTCGTCACCTTCTGGATCAAGTATTCCGCGTTCAATGCGTGGATGGTATTTGTGAACGGGATTACCATGCCGGCGCGGAGACCTGGCTGCAATGTTTTGAGCGAGATAGCGGTCTTTTGTTCTGCGCTTTCCAGCAGCCTTGACGTCCCGGCTACTTTGGCAATGTTCTTGTCTGTTATCGTGTCGTCCGTCAGGACATCATCGAAAATCATGCCAAAATGTTCTTGGCTTGCAGCGTCAACAACACGGGTCCTAAGAGGCACCTCATATTTAGCAATGATTTTGAGTGCGTTTGGCAGGTTAGGCAAGTTGTTCCTCGCCTCCAACACCTTCTCGGCGTAGTAATAAAGAATTTCATTGTCGTCGGAAAGCGCGTCGATGTAACCTACCTTGACTGAAAGCTGCGTCCAAGATGGTTCGTCAAACGTCCCGTCATTGCGATAAACAAGGATGCCGGTCTCCCCGTCGGGTGCGTGTAGCTTGAACGGCAGAAGGGCACGCTTCTCGGTACCGGTTCCGGGCAAATAAAAAGTGGCATCGAGTGATCGGTAGTTTCCGCCTATGACTTCCACACGGTTGACAACATCGGACCCGTCCCGGTTGACTTCAAGGTCGTAGTAAGAGATCAGTGTCGAGCCGTTCGGGTTGTCCGAAAAAGCGAATGGCGCACTTGTTTCGCCAGTTGACTTCTCAAAAAAATGCAATCGCTTGTTGTAGTCAATGTAAAATTCAGCGTTCGCAAAGTTCGCCAGTTGCTTTAGAACATCGAGCAGGGATTTGCGGTTAAACCGGATGCGTGAATGAGTTTTGATTTCTGTTACATACGTCACGCTGTCGAAGTTTTCGTCGGGTAAGTAACTCTCAAACAGGTCGGCGATTATTTCTTTGTCGGTCCAGCCATCGTATTCTTCTTTGACAACCACTTTTTCGAGACGTATTGAGTAATCAGATGCCCGGACGCTGAAGTCAATGTCTAAGTCTGCGCTTTCTTCTTCGTCAATCTCCGTGACGTAGCCGGCAAACAAGCGCTCTCCATAATCAAAAATGACCCCATTCCCATTTTCGAAAATGAGACCGTCTCCATTTTCTAGCAAGCCGCCCACTTCCGCGTTTGTACGGTATCCCTTTGTTACGACAAGCTCCTTCCACGTGGAAAGAGTAATAGCCGACGCCCGCTCTAAAATCAGTTTGCAGGTATCGGCGCGACGAGACAACATGTTATTGATAGCGATGCCGGCTTTGGGGTCAACATAGTTCGTAACGTCAATGCCATCCAGCCAAACAGTGACCGCCAGCTTTTCAGGAAACGTCATGCGACCGCTCCCTGCTGTTTCAGGATTTTATAAATTTCACGAGCCACGGCTTCCGGGTCTTTTGTGCCATCTACATTGATGGTGACGGGTGACATTCCGCCTGAAGCTGGGGAGACGGACTGCGAGAAAGCAGAAGACACGCCGGCTGAAGTCCCTTCGATTGCTTTGACCGCCGAGCTAGTTGCTTTGATGCCGTTTGCGAGACCCTGGACGATATTTTCGCCGAAGCCAAAAAACACCTGTGACGGAGACTTGATTTTCGCCGTGGTAGCGAAAGCCTTTGCGATTTCTTCGGCTACCTTTTTCGCCAAACCGACGACCGCGCCAATCATTGAAGAAATTCCGTCGTAGAGACCTTGCATGAGCTGTTTACCCATATTGCGCATGGTGCCTACTAACCCTTGCAAGTAACTGACAATTTGCTGCATGCCGGAAATGAAGCTGTCGTAAATATTCGTGACGAACGTGCTGACAGTTGTCACGATAATTGCTCCGATTTGCTGCAAGATACTAAGGAACATTCTCCAATTATTGCCCCACACCTGCCCGATTTGGGCTAGGCTGGTACCCATAAAACCGGCAATCATATTCAAGAAGGCAACGACCACGTTATAGATTGTATTGAAAGTGGTGACAAGAATTGCAAGCAACGTCTGAAATGCGCCTTGAATATCTCCGGTGAAAATTTGCATCCAGTACGTGGCGAATTGCAGCAGCAGGTCCAGCAGTCCGGTTAGTAGGGGCTGGATAACCGACCACAATGCGACAACAATCTGTCCAAAAGCAGAAAACACTTCGCCGATTGACGCCATGTATTGCTGGATCAATGGTCCATTTGCTACGAACCATTCAGATATTTTGTTGAATTGCTCCGCCACCCACGGGATAACCGTGCCTCCGAGATCGCCCATAGCCGTCAGCATTGTTCCGAAGATAGACTGTACATTTGCAATAATGCCGGGTCCGTTGGTGACGAAGAAGTCAGCGAAATTCTGAAGACCGGGCTGGATTTTCTCAAATGCGCCAGCCAAAGACCAACCAAGTTTTTCACTGAGGGCGAGTAACGGGTCAATAAAGCCGGATGCGATATTTTGCACGTAATCAAACATACTAAAAAGCTGCTCTTGGACATCCTGCGAGAACATGGACAAAAGCGCCTCCCTGAATTCAGAGGATGCAGGTCCAGCGTCTTTCAGAGCATCGTATAAATTTTGAAGATAATCAACCGCCACGCCGACACGGTCGCCGATACGTGTTCCAAGTTCTTCCAGAGCGCCGCTGTCCGAAAATGCAATAAAGTCGTTGAGGATGTTATTGAAAAAGCCAGTAACCCTCTCCGCTGCCGGTCCGAGGATTTTCGGCATAGTCAGGACGAATAAGTCTTTGAACGTGGATCCCAAGCCCATTAGCGTCCGGCTCATGCGCTCCGCCGCTCCGCCAAAGTTTTCGTCTGCGTATTTCTCAAAACCTTCGGCGAATTGCTGCCAAGTCAGCTTTCCGCTTGCGATTGCTTTGTTGAAGTCTTCATGGTTCTTGATTTCTAATCCGTAGGCGTCACCAATACCACGAAGAGCGCCGACCAAGTCGAAGCCGGCGAGCGCGAGTTGGCGGATGTCAACCCCGGTCACCTTGCCTTGCAAGCGGATCTGCGCAAAGTTGTAGCTCATGCGCGAAAGCATTTCATTTGTCGCCCCGACGCCGGACGCCATATTGAGGATGCCTTTGGTTAAATAAGTTGCTTCCTTTGAAGTAAATCCGAACGCCATGCCGAGGCGGAATGTTTCTTGAACGGTTCCCAGCTCGTACGGACTGGTAATAGCAATCTTGCGGAGCTGATCTGCGAGATTGCCGGCAATCGGCGCGGCTTTGTTGAGCGCTGTGTTGAGGTCTAGGGTTTTATCTGTTGCGCGAAGCTCACGAGCTACCAAAGTCGAAAGACCCATGTTGAACGCTTGCATCTGAGCGGTCGCTTCAATGGACGATTTTCCAAAATTCCAAATACCCTGCGCTACATTCTGAATAAGCCCTGCGGTTAGGATGCCGCCGGCGATTTGCCCAATCGAGGAAATCGCGGACGCCACGGCTGAGAGTGGACCGCTTGCATTATCTTTGCCTTCTGCAACGATTGATAAAACGTAAGTGCTGCTCATTTTGGTGTTTCCTTCGGCTTTGGCTGCTCTTCGACCCATGCACGCCAGCGCCACAACCATTCAAGGGTGATGCCGGCTTCGATTTCCCACGGCGGGGAGTGGAAAGCGAGTGCCATGTCCATAATTTCTACCCAATCGGGAGGGGGTTCAGACGAGACGTTCGATTTCCCGGTGAATTTCCTTAGTCCCCGCCGCTCGGAGGGTTTACTGTGTTCTTGCCCATGACTTCGTCGAAAATTTTCATCAGGTCTTCAACGGAAAGCATGTCGAGTACCTTCCGTTTCTGCGCCGGGTTTGCCGGCTCAATAACGTGCTCGGTCAAAAGCGCATAGACCTGATCGACGTCCTCCGGCTGCGCCTTGTCGAAGTCACCGAGGGCGCGGCGAGCGGAAAGCAGTTGACGGTAACGCGGCAAAAAACCCGGTGCACCTGGGTCCAGCCGACTGATTTTCACTTCTACGTTCTGGATTTTGATGTCAGACATTGCTACCTTACGCTAGGCTTGAAACAGTGTTGACGAGGCTGGTTTTGAACCAGTTGCCGAAAGTGGTGTGATACATCGGCGAGAATGTGAATTCGAGCGAGGCAATGCCGTCAGCGTCTTCGTAAATCTTTGGCGCTTCCGCGGCATAGCCGGCATACTGAAGCGTCAAAACCTTTGAGCCGGAAGTAAAGACGGCTGCAATCTGAGCGCGGAATGGGGTCGTTGTCGCTGTGAGGATCGATGTCAACCATGAAATACTGTCAGAGTGCACTTCTACGCCGAGTTTGAGCTGGTTGCTGTCCGGTTCGCCCTTCTTGATTTTGTAATCGCGTGGAGTGATAGAGCCGAGACCCATCTGGACCATGTTGTTCATGTTGAGACCTAACTCGTATTTCATGGCAATCGGGTTAAGTGCGGTAGCGCCCATCGTGCCGCCCCATACGTCGAGATACAATGCGACTTGGTTTGAGTGGATGAATTCGACCGCTACGTCACTGAGGGACCCCGGTTCGTCAGCTTCAACCGAGTGACCGATAAATTTCGCCTCGTACATAAGGCGGGTATTGGTTTCAGCCGTCAGGGTGACTTCGTTTGCGATTGCACCCTTCAGGCTTCGACCGTCAAGGGAGTTTCCACGAAAGAGGGTCAGGATGCGAGGATCTGGCTTTGATGCGATAGGGGCAGCGTAAGCTCTTGTATATGGGTTTGCTCCAGACGGCGTCGCTTGCCCTAACAGACTATCGAGCATGTAGCCAAGCTGCTCAAAGTTTGCGGCTCCTGAGAGTGAGGCTTCGCCTGTCGCAAAGTCAACGCTGGCATTGTAGGCGGGCACCAGTGTTCCGCGCTGTTCAGGCACCGCCGAGATTTCCATTGTGGGCTGGATTTCGCCTTCTTCTACGCCCATAAGTTTTGCGGTTGGGGTTACTGCCGTGTCAAATTGGCTTTGAGTTCCGATTTGCCATTGCATGAGGTCTAGTTCATTGTCAGCCATTGTTGATGGTCTCCTTTACGTCGTTTTTCTTATTAGGGGTGGCGGGCGCAACATATAGCCCGCTTTCAAGGCATTGCTTTTGCAATTTGACATCGAGCGCCTTGAATTCGCTGTCTGTCAGGTCACGAGCCGGCACGCCAGCGATAAACTGCGAGCCGTCTCCGGTGTATTTGTACGTCATAGGTCAGGTGCCTCCAAAGAGATTTTTACTATTTCCAGACGGTAAGGATTGCCGTCCAAGTAGGTGACAGTCGTTATTTGGGTCGGGACCGTGGTGTAGCGGAGAGCGCGGTAATTGGTGCCGCTTTGGTTGTTGGCGAACCATTCAGCAGCGAGGGCTTCGATTTCGTCCACCTTGTCTTCTCTCTGTTTTTCGGTCAAGGGTTGGTTATCCTTGCCGTCGTACACCATGAAATGCAGCTCAAACTCAAAACGGTTGTCGTATTTCTTTGCTCCCAAGCCGGCGATTTGGCGTTCGCTGCCTGCCGAGAGTATCAATACGACGGGACTTTCTCCGTTGAGCTGTCCGGGCTGGTAGCCAAAAACGCTGGATACCGGCTTTCCGCTGCCGGCGATGGCAGTTGAGAGAGCTGCGGCGATTTCGTCGCGTACGGTTTTGCGTGAGATTACGGTCATGGTAGTAAGGACCTCAAATAAGAAAGTGCGCGTGATGCGAGTTGATCGCCGTTCCGCCAGGTTCGCTCATAGAAAGCGTGGCTTGAACCTCGTTCGTGTTCGTACGGTCCATAGACCGATGTCCTTTGCCCTGTGCGTGGATTTCTGGCGCTTTCGCTTAGATGAATAACGTAGCGAGCCGGTCCGGTGTAATCAATGACATGCGATGCACGCATAGCGCCGGTGTCAACGTGGGAAAAAGAGATAGCCATGCGGTGTGCTTCAATCGCCATATACTGAACGGCACGACCAAGACCGTTGGAGGGCTTGACCGCGGCTATCGTTTGCAAGGTCGCCCGTTGAGCTTCCTGAAGACCTTTGATTGTTATGCGGATCATCGTTTCAGGTCCTCAATAACCACATGCACAAAACCGCTTGTATCGCCGAGGAAGCATTGCTTCAGCTCGTGCGGAGTATCAAGTCCCATGCTGCTCGCCAGCTCTGCCGAAACAGGATCCAGCGGAGTACAGGTCAGATTTGACAGGTGGGTTGTGGCTGCGGTGCGTTTACCGGTGGCGTCGTCCTTCGTCGAGCGCTTGGTAGCGGCGGACAGGGAGGCGAGCCGGCGGAAGGTGGGCGTCACTTTCTGCCCGCTCCACTCTGCAACCGATTTGATGGGGTAATCCCGACCAGAGACAGTCAGGAGGTCGCCTTCGATAACGTCAAGCATAGTAGGGATCGTCGTCGCCCTTCGTCTGGAAATTCAAGTTGATCTTGCCGGTGCTCAAACTGCCGAGCGAGACGCCGTACTCGCGCTGAATAAAGTCGCGCTTCTCGGCGATGGTTTTTTCCAGCTTGCCGGTGAAGTCGCTCAAATTCTCCGAGCGCGGACCGGTGGAGAAAGAGACCATGTCCATATTGCCGAGCACGGTTTCCAGCACGCGAAGCTCGCAGCGGTCGAGGAATTGATTGACCGCCGTTACGCCGGCGAGTTCTGCGTCGGTCGGGTTGGTGATGTCGGCGACGGTGTACCCCATTGCTTGCAAAGTCGAGGCGATGGGATCGGCGAGGTCTTCATTTGTGCCGTCGTTGGTCGTGCCGTCCAGAGAGACGAACGCAAGCGATTTGCCGGCGCGGCGGATCATAACCTTTTCGACTTGGGTGCGGGTCAATGCCATGAGCAGGCTCCATTGAGAACGGGGCGGGATTGTTGTCCCGCCCCGCGTTGCTTACTTGTTCTTGCGGTTGCGCGGCTTGGCGTCTTCCGCCTCGCCGGCTTCGGGCTGCTCGCCTTCGGGATCGCCGGCTTCGGGGTTAGCGTCTTTGCCTTCGCCGGTAGGTTCTTCTTGCACAGGCTCGGTTTCCTCAAGGGACATACCGGAGGCTTTCAGCAAGAGATCGAGCTTGCGTTCGATGCGATCGAGCTGGGCTGCCTTGCGCTTTTCGAGGTGTTTCAGGGATGCCATGTGTCACCACCTATTAGCGGGAGAAGCCGGTCGGGATGGAATAGGAACCACCCGTACCGAATTCGAGCACCACACCGTTCAAGCGGTTGGCAGCACCGAAACCGAAGCGGTGGGTGTAGTAGGAGGCGTTGAAGGGATACTTCTCGTCCTCTGCCACGAGCTGCAAACCACCAGCCAAACCGGTGTCAGCGGGATCTTCACGCATGAAGAGAGGCTTGGGGGCGTCGGCGTGGATGGCGATGGCGTAGTTCGTGGGCATGGAGCGCCATTCGACGATCCACACGCTATTCGCCACGCCGCGGATGCGTCCGGGCATGCCGGCGGGGAGACCAGTTACCTGGTCGGTGTTCGCGCCGGGGATAACATAGCGTTCATTGACCGGGTCGAAGTCAGCAAGGGCTTCGAGGTAATCGCAGATGGTGGGGGCGCCGAAGTGCTCTTCCAACTCATCGCGGACGGTCTTGGTCGGGTCGTTGGTATCGGAGATACCGGACGCGGCATAGTTCGTCTCGATGTAGTGGTTATCCGTGGCTTCGCTGTCAGAGCCGAGCACGGGCGGATAAAGCACGCTGTCACCATTGGCGAGCGGTTCGACCAAGAGGTCGCCGTAGATCTCGTCCTTGAAGGTCCATTGCGTGTTGTTGAAGAGCGCCTTCATGATCTGGCGGCGGACGGTGTTCAAGTCCGCGATCATGATGGTGTCGAGGTGCTTATTGAGCTGGGCGACAGTCATATAAGCGCGAGCCACGCGGTTGGCATTGAGAGCCGCGCCCCATTCTTGCAGGGGGAACGCAACGTCCCATTTCCCGTACGCCTTCATGGCACCGGGAGCGCCGCCCTGCGTGCTCATGGGTTCGAGGAAGCCGCCGCCGGGCAGTTCATAGCGGCGCTTGATGTCGGTCGTGACCTGTTCCACGAACAAGCCCATCGCCGACTGAAGTTCTGCATTGTGGCGGGCGAGTTCCGCCTGAACAGCCTCATAAACGAGTTGCTGTCCCATCGTGCGGATGTAGGTGCGTTCCGCTGCCGCTTCGGTGATACCGAGAGTTCCGAGAATACCGGACATGATGTTGTCTCCTTATGGGGTCACCGATTAGCCGGTGTACCCTTCGACTTTGAGGATTTTGGTAGCGGTGCCGTCTTCGCCGAAGCGGGCGGTAACACGACCCACGACGAGGGAGGTGCCACCGGCGGCGTCGGCAAGCTCGCCGACGGTGTTCGACACATACACGAGACCGTCGAACGCCACACCGGAAAGGGTGTAGCCGTAGAGGTAGCCTTCTTCGAGAACGGAGACAGGCTGACCGGAGGCGACCGTATTCAGGGCAATGCCGCGGAACTGGTCTTTGGCGCTGTCATTAGCGTCAGCAGGGGCATACTTGCCGTTGCTGTCGATGTAAACCGGCTGACCGGCTTCGATGGCAGCGGACGCGATGCCGCTGACGATCTTGTTGGGGTAGTGCGGGTAAACAATGCTTACCTGCGCTGCGGTGCGAGTGATGTCGCTCATGGATTTCTCCTTATTGGTTTGTTAGAGCCGGAGCGGAGGGCGTTTCACTTCTTCGCTCGGCGGGGTCTTCGGCAGCTTCGGGGGATTGCCGCCGCCGGGAGGGGTTCCCGGTCCTTTGGTGGTGCTGGTGGTTTGTTCCGCCAGCAAGTAGGGCTTGGCTTTCGCCAGAGCTTCCAGCGCCTTGTCAATGCCGGTGATCTTTCCGTCTTCGTCCTTGATTTCCGCACGCTCGATCAGGAGCGTCACATCTTCAAGGGCTTCGGGGCGGAAGGCGGCGCGGGTGACCTTGCCGTCCTTATCAAGCACTGGCTGGGATGCCAGCAACTTGATCTCGCCGTCCACGATGCGATTTTGCAGGGCTTCGGCTTCGGTCTTCTTTTCGGTTTCGAGGCGGTCGGCGCGTTGCTTCTCCGTTTCGGCTTTATCAGCCAACTTTTGGAGTTCGCTTTTGTTCGCGTCTTCCTGTTCCTTCTTCGCCTTCAAGTAGGCGTCCCATTCTTCTTGGGACTTGATACCGAGCGCTTCCCACAATTGCTTGCGGGTGCTTTCCTCTGCGCGTTTGGCGCGTTCGCCGGCGATCCGGTTGACTTCTTCTTGCGTGAGACCAGCATTACCCGTGCTGTTCGGTGGTGTCTGTCCGGTTCCCGGCGCTGGGTCGCCAGCCGGCGGGTCGCCGCCTTCGGTTCCTTTGAGAGCATCGAACAAGACAAAATTTTTACGAAACTTGAACATGGGGTTTCCTTCCCGCCGTTTCCGCCGGCGTTGCGTGGGTTTCCCGCCTGAAAAACAAAAAAACCCGGAGGGCACAAAGAAAACTTTGTGCGCTCCGGGTATCAATGCCTCGTCAAGCGGGTGGAATATTTGGTTGTCTGCGCGGCATTATAGCGCGGTTTTATCCATAAGCATCTGCGGGGTGTCGGTCGGGGTAACGACCAGCAGCCCGCTCCGCAAGGAAGAAATCCGCGCCAGCTCGCATTTTTTCAGTCAGACCGTCATCGAAACCCGCAAGATAAAGAGCAACCGATGAACGGCAGTAGTAATGGAACGGTGTCCAGTCCATGAAATTAGAAAAACGGGGTGTTCCTGTAAGTTTGAACGGCTTGTCTAATGGCTGGATTTGGGCATGAGCTTCAAGACAGCAGTTCGTTGTCCGCTTATCGAGTGCGGCAATTACCTGTTTCGAAAATACAGTGTTGTTGGAGTTGTGACCAACCCAAGAATTGAACGAATTCCAAACCAATGTTGCGGCAAGGGAAGCGACCATCGGGGCGACATCTGAAGGTTTCAAGATGCCGGCTCGCTCATCGTCCCCGACAATCTGCACATCCTCCATGTCAGCGTACAACATAGCACGGACAGTCATGTCCTGAGCATCCACCCGAGCAAGCACCGCGTCCAGCATCGCCACAGAGGTCACTCGCTCATTGAGCAGGGTGCTTGTGCTTGGCTTGCTTTCGATGCCATAAAAACGGAGTTGTCGGGCAGCTTCATCGGCTCCGAGAAGTTGCGCGTCCAAAAAGAGAGACTGACTGCCGGCTTTGATGGTGTCGCGCAATCCCTGAAATACATCGTGCGCGGCGATGATCCGGTTTTCCTCCTTGAGCGCGGCTTTCAAGGCTCGCCGGGCATTGCGGTAGGCAGTCAACACAAACCCGCGGGGGTGGTCAGAGGTGCCGGCTTGCGCGAACAGAGCACCGATGTCGTCGTTCATCCGCAGAGCGGATTTCTGAGCTTGTACAAGTGGGTTCGGCATTATTCGATCTTGCGCGGATTGGTCATGGAGCCTTCGCCGGCGTTGAGTTTCTTCTGCGCGTCAATCGCCATGCGCTGGCTTTCGAGTTTCATCAGGTTTTCTTCCGAGTTCATGAATTCGTTGATCTGCTGTTCCGACCAACCCTGCTTTTGGAAGAACATTTTCATACCCGTCAAGCCGCCGGCGGTCTTGGCAGCGTTGGCGGCGGTCCAGAAGGCTTCCTCCACTTCGAGGTCATCGAGCGGGTCTTTGGCGAATACCGGGCGGTCGCCGATGGAGTGATCCAGCATGCCGGCGGCGTAGCTTTCGAGGTTATAGCCTTCAAAGGCGGAGTCGTAATTCCTCCACCCGGCGATGGCGATAGCCATTTGATGAGCACGAACAAGGGCTTTATCATAGTTCGGGCGGCGGTTCAACACGCGGTCGATGACTGGCTGGCGGTTGAGACGCAGAGCACGCGCCGACACATCGCCGGATGCGTTTTCAAGGTCTTCGGAGAGTTCCGGGTAATCACGCTCAATCTTGGCGACCAGCTTCTCGATGTTCTCGCCCGTGGCGGTGATGTCCAGCGTCGAGACCAGCGGGTTCGCAGTTGCGCCAAGCGGTCCGTAGATTGCCGGCATGTCTTCGCGTCCCGCTTCCGGGTTGTCTTCGGTAGGCGTGCTGACCGGTACCGTCGTCCCTGTGGACGAGCCGGAGACGCCGGCGAAGAACCACACCGAATTGACCATCTTGCGGATTTGGTCGTTCAAGAGCGAGGCTTGGTCGTCCACTTCGCGGAAGTTCGACAAGCCGGCATGCAGTTCCGACCAGCCCCATGGCAATCCCATGTTACGGTGACGGATAAAGACCATCGGGATGAACGTGTAGTTGATGGAATATTCTGCGAGGTCATTCGCCCACGGATAAAGTGAGCCGTTGAGGTAGGTTCGGTACACCACGGCGTCGCCGGCGCGGGTCACTTCCTCTCGGTAGGTGACCGGTCTGCCGTTTACGGGATCGGGTCGGCTTTCTTCGAGGACATATTCCTTCACGTTGCCCCAGGTGTCGATCTCCAATTCCTTGATTTTTCCCGGGTGTAGCGGCATCATGTACACGCGCTTTTTCTCGCTGTCGTCCATGATCTTGATGAATGTATCACCCAGCACAGAACCGCGCAGGGTAACCACGTCCTTCTCGCTTTGCCAGTTCGACCATTCCCAAACTTTCGAAATGGCGGTGCGAAGTTTCGGGTCTTCGGTCTTGGTGATGATCGGGAGCGCCGACGGCACGGATTTCCCGTCGCCGGCAGCCGGGTCCAGCAAGCCGCCCCAAAGATGCGCCTGCCAGAAATCACCCAGCCGGAAGGCGGGCGATTGCACGGCGCGGATGAAGCGGTACAGCCCGAAGGTGGTCTTATAGGATTGCGCCCATGTGTGAACGTCGCGGTAGGCGGTGTTTTCATACATCGCCCACAAAATGGCGTAGCGAAGGGAGCGCCCATCGAACGTGTTGAAATCCTCGTTCCAGTTGAACGATTTGGTGGAGGTGTAGGTCTCCCGAAATGCTTTACTTGCCGCCATAAGCGATCTCCATGTGCGTTGCAAAAGGTTCATAGCCATTCCTGTGGCTTTATAGTCTCTTTAGTTGGTCGAGTTCAGCCCGCAGCCGGCGGATCTCCGACTCCTGCTTGTGCGTGAGGTCTTCGAGTTCCTTGATGCGCGTGTCCTTCTGTTCGATGGTTTCGCGCAATTCAACGATCTGCTGCTTTTGTTCCTTGACTTCGCTTTCGAGGTTGAGAATGTCGGCTTTTAGAGTTTTCTCACGCGCCGCCGAAGCCGCAGCCATTTCAGCGTACAGCTTGGCTGTCTCCGCTTCGAGTTTGTCTTTTTCGGAGGCTGATTTTTTCCTGTTATCGTAGGAATAAATAATGTTGATGATTAGCCCAATAAATAGGGCGATAATTTCCCAATTCATGATGTGCTCGTGGATGCCATAAAGCCGGAGCGGTCAGGCTCCGGCTTTTGTTGACATTGGGTTATCTGTCGTATTGGACACTGATGTTCTCGGTAGGGCTAGGTCCCTCGAACACGGAGATCATCGTGCCGGCAAGACGACCGGAGTACGACTGCCCGATGACGGGGATGCCGGCGAGCACTTCCTCGTGACCCTTGCGGGATGCCCACAAGCCGTAAGCGAGGGCAAGCAGCGAGCCGATGGCGTTGGCGATCAAGCCGGCAGACTGGTCAAAGACGGGAACAAGGTCAGAGCGTCCGGTGACTTGCAAGGTAACGAGGGTGATCAGGGTCAGGACTTGGAAAATGAGGTTGTATTTCGGGGCGGAGTTGTCGGGGAACCATTCGGGCTTCAGGAGCTTGCCGGCGTTGATGACTGCGGCGAACAGGAGTGCGAAGCCGGTCAGCGTGGCTCCGGTTTTGGCGAGTTCCTGCAACCATGCGATGATTGCGAAGAGCGGGCGCCGGCGCGGCGTGAACGGCAGCGAAGGGCAGGACAAACACGAAAAGCAGAACGAGCAGGAAGTACTTTTTCATTTGGGGTCTCCGTTTCGGAAAAAATAAAGGGCAGCCGAGACGGTTGTCTCGACTGCCCTGGGTATCAATGCCTCATCAGGCGGTCGCTGTAAATTATAGCGTGGTTACTCTTGCAATTTCAGGTATTTCGGGCGGATGATGTGCTCCGCCTTCATGTCGGCAGCCCTGCCCTCTTTCACTTCGATGATGATGGTCCCGTGTCCCGTCCCCTCCTGCCGGATGATCTCCAATGCGAACAGGAACGCGACGATCTCCCTGCGGGTCTCTTCGTCCACGCCATCGAACTTGATTTTTGGAAGTACCACATTCGTCATAATACTAGCCTCGGTATCCTGAAAGCGGCGAGCGGGCTACCTGCAAGCCGGTTCCGGTTTGCGTGTTGGCGAACGTCAAACACAGGCTGTCCGCCTTATCCGGTGAGCGTCCGAGCATTTCCCGCATGGTGTCTTTGTCGGTGACCCTGATTTTACCGCCTCTGACAGAATATAGGGGCGTTGTCAACTCTTCGATCAGGTCGTCGTCCGGCGGGATCATTGCATAGCTGGGATGGTTCGGCTCGTCTCTCAGCCATTCCCGACACGACCACCACAACTCATCCCGAAGCTGGAAGAACTGCCCCATTTCGGTTTCGTACGTCGGCGAGCTGGCGACCTTCACGCTCTCGGCGATTGTCGTCCGGTCGTGCCGGCTCTTTTCTCCTGCAATGCGATTGATGCGGGTTGCAATACCGGAGCCGATACCAGTAGCGTCTACTCGCAATGTGACAACCCACCCGCTACGCCCGATGTAATCATAGGCTTTGAGTGCGGTACTGTCTGTGTCCAAGCCTTGCCAGCGTTCCATTTTTGGTACCCAGCCCCCGAAGCGGAAGGTTAGGACGTTCCAGTCCTTCCCGTACTCCGAGACATCCAAGCCGGCGAGCGCGTTATCCGTCGGCGGCTTCTCGCCGTGCATGGCAACGTAGGTCAGCCAGCGCGAGACCGCGGCGTCCACCCATGCGCGGGAGATGAGCTGTGTCTCTGCCTGCGGAGGATACACCCCGAGCACCATGTAGAAAAACGCCGGGTTCAGCACCTTGCGCCAGCCGGGCGGGAGAGGCGTGTACTCGGTGCCGGCGTGCGAGCGGGCGGTCGTGCCGACCAAGTAGTCGGGAAGCTCGAAGCACTCCTGATCGGGCTTCTCGTCAGGAGCCAGCGGGCGCGTCCACTCGTTGATGCGGCGCACGGTCGTCTCCCGATCCACAGCGCCGGAGAAGATTTCTTTGCCTGTTACGACATTGGGATGCACCAATGCCGACAGGGTGACGACGTTACCGAGCTTCTTCTTCTCCATCTGCGCCACGGGACCGTATTCACCGCGTGGGTTGAACATGACCAGAAGCCGGGCATTACCGCCGGACATACAGCTTTCGATGCCCTTGTACACCTCGACCGGCACGGCGTCGCCTTCGTCCACGATGAACAGCAGGTTCGGCGCGTGCTTGCCGGCAAACTTCGCCTGCCGGTGTTCCGGCGTCCCGGTCGTCGGGATGGTGACGCCGGTCAGAAATTCGAGGGAGCTGCGCTTGATGTTGAGGTCGCGGGTGATCCGGTCGTCTCTGAAGACGTCCGGGTGCTTTTCGATAATGGAGCCGATCTCGCCCCACAGGATTTTTTCAAGGTGGCTTTCCGTCGGCGCGGTCGTGTAGACCTGGCTGTTCGGGTAGCTTTTGTAGAACCATGCCGCGATGCGGGCGGCGGCGTGCGACTTGCCGACGGCGTTGGCGCTCTTGGCGATGGTGACCGGGTTGTCGCGCACACTTTCCATAACGCGAACAATGTCCTCGGTGTAGCTTTCACCGAAGACTTCGATACCGAAGGCGTGGGGGTCACGCTGGTATTTCTCGTATTTATTTGCCGGATGCTGGGGGTTGGTTCCCTGCTGGCGCATCTTCAGGAGCAGAGCTTGTGCCTGCAATTGGTAAGACTGAAGCTGGGCTTTCTCCGGCGTTAAGCCTGAAGATCTGCTCATTGGTTAGACCATATTGGATAATATATGAGAGTTGCTCCGGGGTCCATGTAAATCGTGATAGATCAATATTCGCAGTAAGCTGAACTGGGGAGCGGGCTGAATATCCGTCGAAACGGCGTTGCAGCATACCAAGCGCGTCATCTGCGTTTGTGCGTGCGGCGCGGTTGACAACCTGCTGCCAACTGATGCCTACCGTGGCTTCAGCCTCCTCAACACGTCTTAAAAAAGTTAAAAATTCAATTTCGATGGGGGTTAGCGCACTTTCACCCTCTGCCTCAGCTTTTGTTTTAGCTCCACGGGCGATCCTCATCCAGTTCTGAAACGTAGGGTAACTAATTCCAGCCCATCGGGAAGCAAGATCATAGGAGGAACCTATTGCTAAAGCCTGCACGATTTTCGTGACAACTTCCTCGGTAAGCAGGGACGGACGTCCATGCGGTTTTTTGCCAGTTTTGCCTTTTTTCTCGGCGGGTTTTGTGTCTTTTTTATTGACCATAGGGGTATGCTACACGAAGAAAGCAAGGAGCGTCAGGTGGCGCTCCTTGTGTCCTGCTCATTTGGTACTTAAGTTCCGCTGGAACAACCACCGCGGGCGGAAGCCGCCCGGCGTCCGGTGATGCGGTTGATGATGTTCGCAGCGCCGGCGCGGAGGCGGGAAATTAGGTTGCCCATAGCTTTGCTCCTTTCCGTTTGGGAAACAAAAAAAATCCCGAACTGTGTGTTGTTCGGGATTATAGCGCGGTCAATTGCTCATAGCCGAATGGCGAAGACCTCGACCGGGTCGGGTCCAAAGTGCTCGTGAGTGATGATTTTGCGGGTGTATCCCCTCCACGGTCTCACGATGCGCTTGCTTTCATCGCCTCGCGCCGGGTATCCAAGCAGTAAAACAACCCGGTCATACGTTCTGCGCTCGATGCGTTTGATCCAATGCTCGGTCACCTTGCGGTATTCTTCGGTCTTGGTGCCGGCTTTGATCTCTTCAAAGTAGACCCGCTTCAGGTGTAGGACAAGGTCGGTCATTTCGTGTCCAGTGCAATGTCCACGTATTCGCGGTCAAAAGGTCGGTGCTTCGGCATTTCGGGGATGCGGCTGGTCAGTTTCACGCCCATCACCTTTGCCGCTTCCATGCCGTCTATGTACTTGTCACCGAGGTCAAGCAGCTTCAACTTGGCGAGGAATTCCTCTTTCTGCTCGCGGGTCTGAAAGCACAACGCGACCCAATATTCGCTGTCAGTGGCATCCAAAAACCGCTGATTTTCACGCTTCGAGCGCTCTTTGAAGCCATCCAGAACAGCCGAAAGGTCTTCCTTCGGAGCTTCCTGCATGGCGTCGGCTCCCATTGGCTCTTCCTGATCACCGTCATCGAAGCCGGCAATGTCGGGAAGTTGGATCTCCGGTATTTCGATCTCTGGAATTTCTGCAACGGGTTTGTTTTTCTTAGCCATGGTTCTGCTCCTGATAATATCTCTCGCGGTACTCGATGCGTTTGAGTTCAAGTTCTGCGAGGGGGAAAAATTCGAGAATTTTCTTATAGTCGGCGGGGAATTTCTCTTTGAGAGGCTTCAAAAAGCGATAGTCCACCCCATCGAACGAACGCCCGAACATGCGGTAATCGACCGGCAGGCGCACTTTTGCGGCGCGGAGTTCCTGCACCATCATCGCCTTTGTGTAGTCAAAGACGGGGAAGAAGCTCTTCTTGCTCTCGTTGAGCGGTCCGTGCGTCTTGATCGAAACCCAGCGGGCGATGCTGTCACGAGCGCGGACGCCGGTGCCGGCATACGTGTTCTCCGGCAGCCCCAGCTCCTGCCGAACGACCGCGAAGATGTCCTCGTATTCGAAATTCGGCAGCATGGCATTTTCGATCACCGCGCAATTCTCCGGCGCTTGAAACGTCAGGTTGTTGAGCTGGCGGTAAAGCGACGGGTGCGGCATGCGCAAGATTTTTGTCTTGAAAAACTTCTCGTAATAGCGCAATCCCATTTCCACGAATTCGAGGTCGGGGATGAGGTACATATAGACCGGGGTGATTTTTTTGAAATGCCGGCGCATTTGCAACCAAGCGACCACGCTGTCCTTACCGGTGGAAAATGCCAAAAGGGCTTGACCATCGGAGATTTTGGCTACATGCCTGTTTAATTGGGTGGATGTCTCAAATTGCATGGTTACCTCACCTAATCAACAACCGAGGGGTGAAATTGAAAGAATTTTCATGCCGGCATTATAGGCAAATATCGAAAATTCATCCCCTTTTTTACTTGACATATTACAGCGCACGCGCTATAATATTTTTACGCTCATATGAAGCGAACACAAATTTTTAGGAGAAAACGAATGACCACCACCACACGCAAGGCATCAGAAATCAAGTTCGGAATTGAAATCGAAGCAAGCATCCCGAATGAATACCGCGAAATGTTCCAAACTGGTCGCTATCACGGCGGTTTGGCTGTCAACCATGAGCACTTCGGCAATGACTGGACTGTTCAGTCAGATAGCTCTGTCCGCTCTGGACGCGGTTATTTTGCGGCTGAAATTGTGAGCAATCCGCTTCAAGGCGAAGCCGGCTTAATCAAAGTGGTCGAAATGTTGGACTTCCTGAAGTCCATCGGCGCGAAAGTCAATGCTTCCTGCGGTTTGCATGTCTATGTGGACAGCGCGGGAGTATCCCTCACCCGCTTGGTCAAACTCTTCAAGTCTTATGAAATGGCTTTCTACGATATGAACGGCAAGAACAGCAACAAGCGCTTAAACAGCCGATTTTGCAAGCCTTCCTCCCGCTGGACTGGCGACCGCTATGCCAGCCTCAACCTCGCCCATGCCCACGATGTAAACCCTCACATCGAAATCCGCGTATGGCAGGGAGCGATGAAACCCGAAACCGTGGTCGCCGCTATCTACATGGCAGTCGCCCTTGTCGCCCGCGCCAGCATGGAAGAGAAGGTCAAGGTCTCCGATGTGAACGCCAGCAAGCCGACCCAAATCATGGCGCAATTCATTCGCCGAATGATGGACGAAAACACCATGATTGTGCCCGACCTGAAACCCGCTGACATCTGGCAGGAAATGATGAAAGCGGCTCTGAGTAGCGACCGCCGATAAACGAAAAATGAGGGGGCTGGGAAACCAGCCCCCAAAGGATAAACGATGAGCACAGTAACGAAAATAGCATTATGCCCCGGCACTGAGACCGAAACCGCGAAAAGTATTATGAAGCGTCTCGGCGTGCGGGTTGAAATCGCAACACCCAAGAATATCCATTCTGTGAAGTATGACGGGCTTCTCCTGCTCGGCGGGCGTGACGTCAACCCGTGGTTCTACGGCGAGAGCATCAAGTGGGCGCAGCGCCCAGACCGTGACCGCGACATTATCGAGTGGCAGTTGATCCGCCGCGCCATGACCCGCCAAATTCCGATTTTTGGTATCTGTCGAGGGCATCAGATGATCACCGTAGCGCATGGCGGTTCTTTGTATCAGGACATCCACCACGACGGCGTGACCTTTGACCATCCAGACCGCCACCGCGTCACGCTGTCAGGCAATCTTGCGAAGCATACCGCCAGCGATAATGTCAACAGTTACCACCATCAGGCAGTCCGCAGAGTACCCGACGGCTTCAAGGTGCTTGCGAAATCCACCGACGGCGTCGTCGAGGCAATATACAAGCCGGGGGTTCTCGGTGTGCAATGGCATCCCGAAATGATGTACAAGACTGATAGCCGATGGATTGAGTTGTTCCGCTGGTTTGTGGATGGGTTGGAGTAAAATCCAGCGTACACGCTAAAACAAAGCCCCAGCCGTTACGGCTGGGGCAAGGAGACTGCAATGACTGAAAATTTCTACAACACGACCGAAGCCGGCAGGCTGACAGGCAAGAAGCCTGTCACCGTCCGCCAATTGGCGAAGACCCACAACATCGGCACCCGCGTCGGCAGGGATTGGGTCTTCACCGAAGCCGACATCGAACGCCTGAAAGCCATCCCGAAACCGGGACGCCCAGCCGGCAAGACTACGAAGGCTTCCCGCGGGTAGCGGTTCCAGCAAGCGCCAGAGCTTCCAGCCTGGCGCGTTCTTTTTTGGGCATGTCGTTATGTTGCCTCAAGAGGGTATTGGCTTCGTCACTCACTTCTTCGGCACTGTAAATGCCGACCTCGTACCCTTTTTCAAGAGCTGTGATTTTCCCGCGAAGCACCGTCAATAATGTATCGTCCACGTTCTACTCCAATGATCTACTTGGTTCAGCTTATGGCATTATAGCCTTTATTTGTAAATGTCTTTTTGTTCTTCGGTAGGGTCGGGGATTTCAGCCGAAAATCTTCCCATAACATCTTCTGTGTTGCCATATTGGATAAGCAAGACCGTGTCGCCGGCTTCGATGTTCCGCTTTGCCACACCCAAAGGGATACCTTGCATCGGACGCACCACTTTCACTTTATCTTCCACGATGGAGACCACGCTACCCGCCGGGATGTTTTCAGCCGCCCGGCGTTTGATGATTTCCCTGTGGTTATAGCCACAATAGAGACACTTGTCAGTCAACTTCGACGTGAGCGGTTTATTGATCACGCAAAACAGCCAGAGGATGAATTTCTTGAACATACTTCTTTTTCCTTGTAAAGTACCTAACGGTATGTTTTGGTTAGTTGTTTGGTCAGATATTCCACCAACCACCGCCACCACCGGCGTAGCCGGATCGCCCACGTCGCCCAAAGATGGCAGTACCAGCACAACACGGTCAGGTCTTCATTCGGCTCATTGCCGAGATTGTCATATCGGACGTGATGCACTTGCAGCCGGCGGGCTTCCCCGCAGACCTGGCACCGGTGACCGGCTCGCCGGAGGGCACGCTGCCGGCGTTCGCGCCATGCCTCCGAGCGGATATAGGTCAGGTAATGGAGGGAGAAGCGGGTCATGTGGCTAATCCAGCTTAACTCCGGGCTTGTAGACGATGCCTTCCTGTGCGTTTGCCTGTCCTTCGTAAATCTTCGCAGCCCTTCCGTGCTCTTTATACTGTTCGTGAAGGTACAGCGCCATTTCACAAAAGATAAAAGCTACGCCTCCACGAACAAGAGAATCAGTCAGCACCGAAAAAAGACCGATGAGAAAGAGCCAATACAACAACATATTCGCGCCGGCAAGAAGCCATGCCCGCTTCGCTTCCTTGCGCCAGTTCATGGCTGCCCTCCTCTGAGGATGAACACCGTCAGCCAGCAGGCGAACGCCGGAACCGTGCAGGCGACGAACGCTAGGAAGTAGAGCCAGCGGAGCCATTTCATAAGTAGTTTCCAGTTGAATTCCATTATTTTTTCATCCTTTCACCCCGCCGGCGGTACCGGCGGAGATACATTTCACGGCGTCTGTGCTTTGTGAGCACCCGCCTAAAGTGGTATTCCGCTCGCGTTGGGTTATTCCCAAATTTGAGAAAGGCTTCAACCATGGCGGCGCCTGCCTTTGTAAACCGCTCTATGATTTTTCCCATGCGTTTGTTATAGACCGTCATTGCCTTTTCAATCCCGGTCACGTTGATCGTTACCTTTGCCATCACTTCACCCTCACTGGCAGGCTCATATACCGCGTAAATATAGTCAACGCCTCGTCGCAACCGAAGCAGACCGCGCCCATGCCGCCGGCTTGCTTGACCGCTTCCAGAAATTCGACTTGCTCCGGCTTGACCGCGTCGGCGGCGTTGCGTTTGTCTTGGGCTTTCATTTCGATAGCCAGATAGGCGAAGCCGCCGCGAGGTTGCAGGTACAGGATGTCCGAGACGCCCGGCTTCATGCCCTCCTTTTTGAATTTAGCAATCAGGGCGTAAGGGTTTTTGCCGCCTGCCCAAATGCCGTTGGGGATGGAGAACAGCACGTCTTCGATGAAGTCGTCCCGGTGCTGGAAGATGTAACGGACGCCGTCAAAGAAATTGACCTGCTCTTCGTGCTCGGAGATCCGCGGGAGTTTGATTTTTGGGGTCATGCTTTCCTCGCTTTGCCATCCTCACCAATGTAGACGGGGTTACCGGCACTCAATTTCTCCCCGGCTGTCATCCTGACGGTTCCGGGCTTCCAATCGTAGTGAAATTCAAGAATGGCTTCGACAAGCTCACGGGTTTCAGGGTGCAAAATCATCTTATGTCCCGTTTTCTCGTACCAGCCGGCGGGGTCAGACTTGCCGGTGATCGCCCGCCCGGCTCCGTCCCAATCTGCAATCATTTCAAGAACATAATTAAACGGAACTTCCAGCGGCACGGTCCCGTCTTCATCGTTCACCAAGAGCCAATATTGCCAATGGTGTGGGTTGTGCTTCTGATGGTGAAGCCATGCCTGATTGAAGGCTACGTCCAGATTGCGGGTGTGCAGCCCGCCGTCGGCGCGGTTGACCTGGCGCTTCGAGCCGTCCGGGTTGTAGAACTGGTGGACATAGGGCGACCATTCCGCCGGCGTGAACTTCGTCCAGTCGTGGATGATGGAACGCCAGAGAGGGACGCCCAGCCGCCGACAGGCGAGGAACACAAACCATTTATGGCGGAGGACGTAACGTAGATAGGCAATGTGAGCTTTCAAAATCTATCTCCTTTTCATAACAAATCGTTGACCAGCGGGGCGATCCGGGTCATAAGCATGTGGACCCTGCCGGGCTTGCTTCAAAACCTCAGTGGAATTTGCCAGCCGGTGCAGAGAAAACTCAATGGTTTCCACTAAAATTGAAATTACTTCCTTTTT